AAAGGAGTCCATAGACAAACTTGTAGATGCACTTAAGTATGTCGTTAGGTACAACTCATAAATGGCTAGAGATATTGTAAAGAACCTTAAGTTTAAGAAACATACTGGAAAGTTTTTTGACCCAGAAAAGTTTGCGTCATTGCTTGACGAGTCATATCGTAATACTAAAAGAGCAGATGGACAGATGACAAAGAAGTCATTTAGCCCAAGCTCACTTGGATATGGGCACGGAACATGCCCTAGATATTGGTACATGGCTTTTTCTGGTGCGGTATTTGTTGATGATAATGATGCCGTTGCAGTCGCCAATATGGCACAGGGAACTCAAGCCCACGAAAGACTTCAAAAGCTTATTTCTACAATGCCAGAGTGGAAAGCGGAAGAAGAGGAGATCATTAATGAGTATCCTCCTATTAGAGGCTTTATAGATCTAATCATGGAGTATGATGGCGAAACCGTTATAGGAGAAATCAAGACGGCAAAACAAGAGGTATGGGATACAAGGCAATCGGAGATGAAGTCTTCGGCAAACCACATGCTTCAGTTATTAACCTATATGAAATTAAAGAATGCCAAAGAAGGATTCTTCCTGTATGAAAATAAGAACACTCAAGAGATATTGATTATTCCAATTTCAATGAATGAAAAGAATAAAGCAATTATTGAAGAAGCATTTGCTTGGATGCAGCAGGTTTGGGACAACTTTCAAAATGGAGACCTCCCAGTAAGACCAGCAGGATCAACTAAATCCAAGATGCCATGCACCTACTGCCCAGTTAAAAAGGCATGCTATGACAAATCTGGACCCCTGGGTACTGTTGAGATAGATCTTTATAAGGTTCCAAAAATATGATTTGTGCTAACACCGAATGCACTAAAAAATTTGACTCTAAGACACACAATCAAAAATATTGTTCTGATGAATGTTGCAGGGTTGCAACAAACAAAAGAATTATGCAAAAATATTATGAAAAAAAAGCAATAAAAAATGGAGCTAGCAGATTGTGCAAAGAATGCAAGTCCCAGCTCAGTAGATACAACGCAGAAAACATATGCTCTTCTTGTTTAAAGGAAACAAATCCAAGATCTAAAAAACTTCTACAGGACATTATTGATGAAATTAGCTAGCCTGATTAAAACAAAAGCAAATAGAGTTTTGGGTATAGATGCTTCTACAAACTCTATAGCTTTTTGTTTGATGGAGGACGACATTCCTTTAAAATGGGGCAAAATAAATCTTGTTGGTGAAGACATATATGAAAAAATTTATGACGCAAAAAACAAAATGGCTATGATGTTAGATGAACTTAAGAGTGATTATATTGCTGTAGAAGGAGCTATACTTGTCAGATCACCAGATGCTGTGATAAAATTATCCTATGTATATGGAGTTGTTATTGCTGAGCTTATGTCTACTGGCGCTAAGGTTATTACAATTAGCCCATCCTCGTGGCAGGCGTACATTGGTAACAAAAATCCGACAAAAGATGAGAAGTCTGCAATAAGATTATTAAACCCAGGGTATGCGGAATCCTGGTATAAAAATCAATTAAGAAATATGAGAAAGCAAAGAACTGCTGACTACTTTAATAAGAAATACGGTTTAGAAATTGTGGATTTTGATGTTGCAGATAGTTTTGGTATTGCACATTATAGTAACCAGGTGCTTACTAAGCGATGAAGCTTTATCAGAGTAAGGATTGGCTATATAGAAGGTACGTAGTACAAAAGAAAACAGTCACAGAAATAGGTAAAGAGTGCGGAGTCTCTGCTATGACCATACAGAGATATTTACAACAGTTTGGATTGTTAAGAAAAAAATGAGCGAATACCCAAATAAAGATGGCGGATACCAAGCATGGATAACAGACCTTCAATTAATTGCAACCGATGCACCGTCAGGCCCTAAGATTATAGTGGAGTGCCTTGAAACAGCAGAGATGCTTATAAAGAAAAATATATCTTATGGAAACTCGGCCTTGGATCCAATTCGTATATTTTCAAAGGCGGATTCAACAGAACAGATTCGTGTTCGTATTGATGATAAATTAAATAGAATTCAAAATGATAAGGCATTCCCTGGAGATAATGACATTGATGATTTAATAGGGTATTTAATTCTTCTTAAAATTGCCAATAAGTCTTAGTCAACTAAAACATGGTATAATTTAAACATGAGCGAATTAGAGCCAGCAGTACATTTTGACCGTATGAATAAGGTAGTAGAAGAGCTTTTAAAGGGCAACTCAGCAACCCAAATAGCCACAATTACTGGGTTCTCCCGTAAAGAAGTTTTAGAGCACGTTGATGAGTGGAAGTCTGTAGTCCACAATGATAGCAACATTCGTGATCGAGCAAGAGAAGCAATCTCTGGAGCAGATCAACATTACGCAATGTTAATTAAAGAAGCCTGGAAAACTGTAGAAGATGCAGACACGCAGGGACAACTTAATGTAAAGGCAGGGGCTTTAAAGTTAATTGCAGATATAGAAACTAAAAGAATAGCAATGCTTCAGTCGGTTGGCGTTTTAGAAAATACACAGATAGCATCACAGATTGCAGAAACAGAACGCAAGCAAGAAATATTAGTCGGAATATTAAAAGAAACAACCGCATCTTGTCCTAAATGTAAAATGGATGTTGCAAAAAAACTTTCTCAAATTACTGGCATAGTTGAAGCTATTGTAATTGAGGATGCAGATGTCGTTTGATTTTTCAGATTTAATTGACATATTAGATGGCGAAGAGTTTGAAGAAAAGCCAGTCGATCTTCGTACATTTGTAAATAACCCCAACTATCTAGGACTACCCCCGCTTTCAGACTATCAATACATTTTGATTGAAAAAAGTTCACAAATATATAAAGAGTCTACTTTAAAAAAATTATTTGGTGAAGATGAAGGTCATATAAGATTTAAACAAACTGCTAATGAGGTTGTAGCTCAATTAGGAAAAGGCTCTGGTAAAGACTATTGCTCTACAATTGCTGTGGCATACATAGTTTATCTACTGTTGTGTTTAAAGGATCCAGCGACATATTACGGCAAGCCCCCTGGTGACTCGATTGATATTATTAATATTGCAATTAACTCTCAGCAGGCAACCAACGTATTTTTTAAGGGCTTCAGGAGCCGCATAGACAAGTCTCCATGGTTTGTTGGCAAGTACTATTCGAAAGCATCTGAAATCCAGTTTAACAAGGCTATAACGGTTCACTCGGGCCACTCAGAGAGAGAAGCCTGGGAAGGATATAACGTTATAGTTGTTATCTTGGATGAAATTTCTGGATTTGCAATTGAAAATACAACTGGTCACGATCAAGCAAAAACAGGTAGCGCAGTATATGATATGTACAGGGCATCCGTAGACTCCCGCTTTCCAGATTTTGGAAAAGTTATACTCCTATCATTCCCTAGATTTAAGAATGATTATATTCAACAAAGATATGATGCTGTAATTGGAGAAAAAGAAACAGTAATTAGAGACCATAAGTTCAAGATGTACGAGGAGCTCGCAGACGGAACAGTTGGAAATGAATTTGAAATTCAATGGGAAGAAGACCATATCCTATCTTACAAGATACCTAAGGTTTATGCCCTTAAGCGCCCAACCTGGGAAGTAAACCCAGTTAGAAAAATTGATGATTTTAAAACAGCATTCTACACAAATCCAACCGATGCCCTTTCAAGATTTGCCTGCATGCCACCAGACGCAGTTGACGCATTCTTTAAATCAAGAGAAAAAGTAGAAAAAGCTTTTAATGTTGGTGCTATTGCCGTAGACAACTTCGGCAGACTAGAGGAGTGGTTTTTACCAGACCCAGACAAAAAATATTATATACACGTAGACTTAGCACAAAAACATGATCATTGTGCAGTAACAATGGCACATATTAATAAATGGGTAAATGTTAAAGTAACTGACACATACTCCCAACCAGCCCCCATAGTAGAAGTAGATGCAGTAAGATTTTGGACACCAACAAAAGATAAATCTGTTGATTTTACTGAAGTAAAAGATTATATTCTTTCTCTTAAAACAAGAGGATTTAATATTGCAGTATGTACCTTTGACAGATGGAACTCTCATGATATGATGCAACAACTAAAACAATATGGCATCAATACAGAGATTCTATCTGTCGCTAAAAAACATTATGACGATATGGCAATGGTAGTGGCGGAAGAAAGGCTAATTGGTCCTCACATACCCCTGCTTATAGATGAGCTGTGCCAGCTTAGAATCATGCGAGATAAAGTAGATCACCCAAGAAAAGGATCTAAGGATTTAGCAGATGCTACATGCGGAGCAATATTTAATTCAATAAGCAGAACTAGGTTCGATGGAAACCAAGAAATTAATATACATACCTATGAGTCAATGAACTACGACAATGATTTTGGGTCTAAGGATGACCCAGACACAACATCTTACAATATGATTAGGGCGCCAAGAATGCCTGAAGATTTAAAGGAAGCAATGGACAGGATGCAAATAATATGAGTGAATACCAAGAGAGAGCAAAAGACTGTAAATGTTGCGGCAAGCATGTGCCGCTCCCTACTGTTTTGAGAGAGTACAACGGCACAGTAGTATGCCCAACAACTTTTGCCAATATACTAGAATATAAAAGAATATGGGAAGCGTACGGGTCCAGGCCCATGGGAAGTATAAGAAAACATTTTTCAGAGTATGTCCAGCAGTTAGTAGAGGCTGGGGCACCAGGTGAAAAATAGATTATTTTACTACATAAATA